GATCGTAACTCAAATGTTCTGCTAGCGTAAGTTTCTTCACCGTTTGATCCTATTATCTACGACCACGGAAAAGGCTTTGCTTGTTGTCAGCGGATTCTTTAGAACCAGCTTTCTCAGCACCATGTCCAGGTTCTTTCTTAGAGAAAGCATTCCCGTTCTTAGCACCTGGGACATTGATGTTACCAGCATTATCTTCAGTGGGCTTGCCTTTCAACAGTCCGGAACCTTTAAGTTCGCCTGTTTCTGAACCAGGTGCGCCATTTTTGCCGCTGAGAATGTTGGCAGTTGTGCCGCCCATGTCATTCTTACCAGCTACGATTGATTTATTATTAACACCGTTGTCGCCCATTTTTGCAGGAGCAACTTTTTCCACGTATTCACGCACAGTTTCAAGATCGAAATCATCTTTCATTTTATCGTCCATGCCGCCCATGTCATCGTCGCTCATGCCACCCATGTCATCACCACCTTTGAGTTCATCAAATTTGGCCTGTAGTTCATCAACAATGCTGTCTAGATCTTGGAATAGTTCTTCTTCGGACTTTTCTTCCATGTCGTCGTCGCCCATTTCTAGATCACCTTCTAGGTCATCTGTAGGATCGCCGCCCATCATATCTGGATCTTCGTCATCGCCTTCGATAGCGATATCTTCAAATTCTTCGTCGACTTTTTCTTCGTCTTCGTTTTCTTCTTTGTGAGACGCTTCATCTACTTCCTCGTCATCTTTATCTTTTTCTTCTTCCTCAGCGATTTCGCTGTCGATCAAAGATTCATAGATTTCACGGGATTGCTGTACCACATATTCGTGGAATAATTCTTCAGCTTTTGTTTGATCGTCGTTCACTAGATGCTCAAGCATCTGTTGCAACAGTTTTTTGTCTGCCATGTTATGTTCTCCTTTGTATAGTCAAGGCTGTAAGTTATTTAACACTAAGATTACAAACCAGGGTTAAATGGTAGTTTTTTGATTGATTTGATTAGAATATATAGTGCCCGGGAACGTTCTGTCAAAATCCTCAAAGGTGATGTGGCTGAGGTTTGACAGTGTTGGGCCTAGTTTATCTGGTATAAAAGCACCAGGATCTGCCACTCTGAAGAATTTCACGTGCCTAAATTCTTTGATGGTTTTTTCAGTTTGGCTCAGCCAGTTTCCATAGTAAGTGGCAGAATCTGAGCTTTTTTTATAGTTGTGAGTGTTGGCATATACATTATTGAATTTGCCGTTGTCACCTTGGTAATCAAAGCCAAATATGTAGATCTGTTGATGGCCCTGTGTGGCAGCGAACCATAGAGCAGTGGGTCCTGAGCTCCAACCTTTGTGGGGAGAAAAGAAGTTGATGTTGTGTTTGGTGCTGATACCTTTGTTGGGATTCGTCCAGACCTGATGTTTTTTGTGATAGCCTGCACCTATGATTTCGTTCACCATTTTCACATCCACAGCTATCAAGTAGTGCGGAGCATACTCTCTGTATTGCGCATTACAGCCATAGACTATGCCGCGATCAATTACACTGAGATGATTTAATTTCAGTCTGCTGGTACCGTTCCCTATGACAAATGCCGGGTTATTCTGCAGGTACTTCTGCTGGGGTTGCATACATTTGCCTAATAAATCCCAGTTCAGACTCTGATTCTACTTGATGTGCTTCTGCCTGCAGTCTCAGTTGATTGATCTGCCGTAGGGTTAAACGTATCTTTCTAGTGTCACTTTTTTTAACCACTGACGAATCTCTGCCAGCGTCGTATCTACGATCATTAGCAAAGTCGTTGTTTTTTTCGTTGAAATAAAAAAATTCGTTTAGAAGCATAATGTATTTATTATTGAACTGGTGCTTCTGGTGTTGCTGCTTCTGCACCTTCTGCGTCTGCTTCTGCGGCGGCTGCCATGTCTGGGGGTGCTTCTGCTGTCTGTGCTGCTGCGTCTGCAGCCATTCCGCCAGCTGAGACTCCTACACTTCTCAACTGACTCTGTGCATCAAGATCTGGTTTAAGAACTGTGCCGTTTTCTTCTCTCCATAGTTTTTCGTTTTCTTTGATTTCTTCTTCACTGAGTCCTAGGAAACGTTTCATAGCGAATCGCTTGCTGAGATGTGGAATAGCTATGACCTGGCTGAATGTTGCAGCTCTAGCTGTGTCAAGTTCAGATTGGCGATAAGCAGCAAAGTTCTGCGGTGAGTTAAATTTCAATTCAAATAGACCATTGTCTATGTTGATGCCCTGTGCGTTTAACCATAGTTTGAATTCTAGATCAAAAGTTTCTACGATCATTGACTGTAAACGTTTACAGTATTCGTTGAATCTCAGTTCTTGTATGTAGGCAGTGCCAACCTTGCCATCTGCCATGGTATTGGGCTGTTCATCTATGGCCGTAGGAAGATATGAACTAGGTATGCGTAAAGCCCTAAACAATTTGTTAGTAAAATAACGCAGATCTGTAATTTCTCCAAGGTTGGTGCCTCCTGGTAATGTTTCAACTTTACTTCCTCGACCTTCTGCGGTCTGTGGGAAGAAGTAGTCTTCGTTGACGCTCAATGGATTGTATGAAGCGTCTATGACATTCGCGCCACCTCCTGTGGATGAAGGAATACGGCGCTGTTGGATTTCGTTTTTAACACGCTCAACAAAGCTCATAGCCATGTGTGCTGGCATGTTACCTACGTCTACATAGAAAATACGTCTTTCAGGAGCACGTTGTATACGATAGATGATGATCGCGTCTTCTAATAATTCTTTCTGTTTGTATACTTTAAACACTGATTCTAGAATTGAATTGCCAAAAGGGTAGTTGTTGTCCAGTCCTTCGCTCATGGAGATATGTACCACATGTTTAGCATCTATGGTAACTTCATTGGTCTGGTTACTGAATCTAGTGCCGGGGGGTTGTGCTGCTGCGCCGACCATACCGCGACCAAATCCACCGCCGGTGGTATATGAACTAGTTCCGCTGGGTGCTGTGTTTGTGGTGCCATGCGGAGTCACAGCCACCATGTCTTTGAAGTTGAAGTTGATGTCACGGATCACGTACTGCTCAGGTATCTTGCCTTCGGATTCGTTGACTATGATCTTAGTTACTTTGGCAGCATCAACAAACAGCCACTTTTTGGTTTCTGGATCTCTCACAAAGAAACAATCACCGTATTTTAGAGCGTTGCGGAAAATACGGAATATGCGAGTTTCGAACTGCTGCTGCTTGCTCCATTTCTGTAGACTGTCTTTTAATAGTTTTACTTCAGTGGCAGTGGGGCTACCTTTGAAAAATGTGTTGAACGGTGTGCGGTTTTCTTTTTCTTTTTGTGTGCAGAACTCTGTAAGAATATCCAGGGCCGCATTGACTTCTGAGTCCATGTCCATGGTGTCATACTGCATGTAGCGTTCCACACGATTGGGCGCACCGGCGTACACATCTGGTAGGAAGCTGGAGTAATTGGCACGAGCCGGACCAGGACGGCCACGGCCGCTGATCGGACTCATTGAGCCACTAGAGTTATTAATTTTTACAGGGGTAAAATGTCTTTTCCAGCTCATTGTTTTCCTTACAGCGACTTGAATAGATCTTTGGTAAGACCTCTAGTAGCATTAACAGTTTCATTAGTATTGTTTGCTACTGTCCAGGTATATTTCAAAAGTGTTGCCATCTTAGTATTTAACTCCGCTAACAGGGTTTCTGAAGATTCTGGTTTTTTCGCGCCATCGTCTTTCTTTTTGTTGGCATCTTCGTCGGCTTTCTTTTTCGCGGCTGCGTCATCTTCGGCTTTCTTTTTGGCAGCTGCATCATCTTGTTTTTTCTTTTCTGCCTCTGCTTCTATGGCTTTTTTAGTAGCGTCTGCATTAGCTGCGGCGGCAGGTGCAGTACTAGCTCGTTGTTTGGCCAATGCTTCTGCCTCGCTTAAAGCTTTCAGTTTGGCTTCAGCAGCTTCAATTTTTTCTGCGGCAGCTTTCTTTTCAGCACCAGTTTTTGCTGCTGCCAGTTCTTTGTCTGCTGCTTCTTTTTCCTTGCTGATTTCTCCTTT